ATATACCGCAGCAGTGACTGCTCAAACACGGAGTAGCCGTTATCCGTGTCCTGAGCCGTCTGCAGGTTCAGTGAGTCACCCGGCATCAGGTGCGGCACTTTTGCGCCTCCCAGCCGGACCGGTGCGACGGAGTAATACGCGGCAATTTCACCAATCCAGCCGGTCAGCCTTTCCCGCTGCTCCTGACTGTTCGCGCCCAGAATAAAATCCATCGCTGACTGCGTATCCAGCTCACTTTCAATGGTGGCGGCATACATCGCCTTCACAATGGCGCTCTGCAGCTGCGTGTTCTGCAGCGTGTCGAGCATCTTCATCTGCTCCATCACGCTGTAAAACACATTTGCACCGCGAGTCTGCCCGTCCTCCACGGGTTCAAAAACGTGAATGAACGAGGCGCGCCCGCCGGGTAACTCACGGGGTATCCATGTCCATTTCTGCGGCATCCAGCCAGGATACCCGTCCTCGCTGACGTAATATCCCAGCGCCGCACCGCTGTCATTAATCTGCACACCGGCACGGCAGTTCCGGCTGTCGCCGGTATTGTTCGGGTTGCTGATGCGCTTCGGGCTGACCATCCGGAACTGTGTCCGGAACAGCCGCGACGAACTGGTATCCCAGGTGGCCTGAACGAACAGTTCACCGTTAAAGGCGTGCATGGCCACACCTTCCCGAATCATCATGGTAAACGTGCGTTTTCGCTCAACGTCAATGCAGCAGCAGTCATCCTCGGCAAACTCTTTCCATGCCGCTTCAACCTCGCGGGAAAAGGCACGGGCGTCTTCCTCCCCGATGCCCAGATAACGCCAGCTTGGGCGATGACTGAGCCGGAAAAAGGACCCGACGATATGATCCTGATGCAGCTGGATGGCGTTGGCGGCATAGCCGTTATTGCGTACCAGATCGTCTGCGCGGGCATTGCCACGGGTAAAGTTGGGCAACAGGGCAGCATCCACACTTTCACTCGGTGGGTTCCACGCCCGCAACTGCCCACCAAATCCGCTGCCACCGCCGTGATAACCGGCATATTCGCGCAGCGATGTCATGCCGTCCGGCCCCAGAAGGGTGGGAATGGTGGGCGTTTTCATACATAAAATCCTGCAGGTCCCCTGCGTCGCTGTGTCATGCCGGTCTGCACTTCCAGCTCTGCAATGTATTTTTTCAGGTCAGATACGGAAGTGGCCGTAAACTCCACTCGCCGTCCGTCTTTCTGTACTGTTGCCACCCGTTTACCTGTCATCAGGTCATGCAGTGCCGCACGGGCAGCGGCAAGTTCTTCCTGTCGCGTCATTCATCCTCTCCGGATAAGGCACGGGCGTAATCTGCCAGTGTTTTCTTGTTGGTTGCTGCACCATCCTCCTCCTGCAGGCTCGCCAGCAGTGCACTGAGATCCAGCTGCCAGCGGGAAATACTGATGCGCAGCGCCGCCAGCGCATAAACGAAGCAGTCGAGCGCCTCATTGCGTCGCTTTTTGCTGTCCCACAGTATTTTTTTCCTGCCATCCCCCCATTTTTCGACCTGCTCTTCAGCAGTCAGCTGCTGCGCTTCGGTCAGATCAAAAATATCCGGGTTATTCGGGAAGTGAACGGCACCGGGAAGCGGTTCATCCCCTTCCGGCGTCAGTGTGAAGCGGTTATAAATCTGCTCTTTCGCGGTATCCGTACCGATTTCGGTAAGGTAAACCCCGTTTTTGTTTCGCTTACGTGGCATGCTGGCCACAGGCTTTCCGCAGACGGATGCCCCTTTAATGGGGATCACCCGGAACAGCCCATGCTTTTTCGAGCGTTCATACACAATGGTCGGGTCAATCCCGCCAGTATCCCAGCAGATACGGGATATCGACATTTCTGCACCATTCCGGCGGGTATAGGTTTTATTGATGGCCTCATCCACACGCAGCAGCGTCTGTTCATCGTCGTGGCGGCCCATAATAATCTGCCGGTCAATCAGCCAGCTTTCCTCACCAGGCCCCCATCCCCATACGCGCATTTCGTAGCGGTCCAGCTGGGAGTCGATACCGGCGGTCAGGTAAGCCACACGGTCAGGAACGGGCGCTGAATAATGCTCTTTCCGCTCTGCCATCACTTCAGCATCCGGACGTTCGCCGATTTTCGCTTCCCATGTCTCACCGAGCGTGGTGTTCACGAAGGTTTTACGTTTTCCCGTATCCCCTTTCGTCTTCATCCAGTCTTTGACAATCTGAACCCAGGTGGTGAACGGGCTGTACGCCGTCCAGATGTGAAAGGTCACACTGTCCGGTGGCTCAATCTCTTCACCGGATGACGAAAACCAGAGAATGCCATCACGGGTCCAGATCCCGGTCTTTTCGCAGATATAACGGGCATCAGTAAAGTCCAGCTCCTGCTGACGGATGACGCAGGCATTATGCTCGCAGAGATAAAACACGCTGGAGGGATCATCCGGCGTCCATTTGAGGCCAAACGGCGTCTCTTTATCGCCAAATTTAAGATACTGCTCCTCCCCGCAGTGCGGGCAGGCAACATGAAAACGCATAAAATGCGGGGATTCACTGGCTGCACGCTCAATCTGGCAGGTGCCTCTCACTTTGGGCGTGGAGCCACGGATGGACTTTGGCCAGACCGAGCCTTCAATACGTTTGTCGCCAAGGAACGTCGGAGAGCCTTCCTGTTCAATATCCTCATCAAAGGCAGCAAGTTCATCATAACCCGCCACATCCACCGACTTTTCACGGTAGTTTTTTGCCGCTTTACCGCCCAGGCACCAGAAGCCACGCCCATTGGTGAAACGCTTCATGGTGAGCGTGTTATCCCGGTGCTTTTTGCCATACCACGGGGCCAGCGCCAGCAGCGACGGAATATCACGAATAGTCGGCTCAACGTGGGTTTTCATAAAGTTCTCGGCATCACCATCCGTCGGCAACCAGATAAGGGTGTTGCGCTGCTTATGCTCTATGAAGTAGGCATAAACACCCAGCAGCATTTTGGAATAACCAACACGGGCAGACTTCACCACATTCACCTCGCGGATGTAGTCACTGCCCATCGCATTCATGATGGCCCGCTGAAAGGGCAGTGTTTCCCAGCGCCCTTCCTGGTATGCGGATTCTTTCGGGAGATAGTAACTGGCATCCGCCCATTCAACGGCGGTCTGTGGCTCCGGCCTGAACAGTGAGCGAAGCCCGGCGCGGACAAAATGCCGCAGCCTGTTAACCTGACTGTTCGATATATTCACTCAGCAACCCCGGTATCAGTTCATCCAGCGCGGCTGCTTTGTTCATGGCTTTGATGATATCCCGTTTCAGGAAATCAACATGTCGGTTTTCCAGTTCCGGAAAACGCCGCTGCACCGACAGGGGGATCCCGTCGAGAATACTGGCAATTTCACCTGCGATCCGCGACAACACGAAAGTACAGAATGCGGTTTCCACCACTTCAGCGGAGTCTCTGGCATTCTTCAGTTCCTGTGCGTCGGCCTGCGCACGCGTAAGTCGGTGGCGTTCGTACTCAATAGTCCCTGGCTGGAGATCTGCCTCGCTGGCCTGCCGCAGTTCTTCAACCTCCCGGCGCAGCTTTTCGTTCTCAATTTCAGCATCCCTTTCGGCATACCATTTTATGACGGCGGCAGAGTCATAAAGCACCTCATTACCCTTGCCACCGCCTCGCAGAACGGGCATTCCCTGTTCCTGCCAGTTCTGAATGGTACGGATACTCGCACCGAAAATGTCAGCCAGCTGCTTTTTGTTGACTTCCATTGCTCATTCCACGGACAAAAACAGAGAAAGGAAACGACAGAGGCCAAAAAGCTCGCTTTCAGCACCTGTCGTTTCCTTTCTTTTCAGGGGGTATTTTAAATAAAAACATTAAGTTACGACGAAGAAGAACGGAAACGCCTTAAACCGGAAAATTTTCATAAATAGCGAAAACCCGCGAGGTCGCCGCCCCGTAACCTGTCGGATCGCCGGAAAGGACCCGAAAAATGATAATAATTATCATCTACATGTCACAACGTGCATCTACGCCATCAAACCACGTCAAATAATCAATTATGACGCAGGTATCGTATTAATTGATCTGCATCAACTTAACGTAAAAACAACTTCAGACAATACAAATCAGCGACACTGAATACGGGGCAACCTCATGTCAACGAAGAACAGAACCCGCAGAACAACAACCCGCAACATCCGCTTTCCTAACCAAATGATTGAACAAATTAACATCGCTCTTGAGCAAAAAGGGTCCGGGAATTTCTCAGCCTGGGTCATTGAAGCCTGCCGCCGGAGACTGTGCTCAGAAAAAAGAGTTTCTTCTGAAGCAAACAAAGAAAAGAGTGACATTACTGAATTGCTCAGAAAACAGGTCAGACCAGATTGAAGCAATTTAGATAATCGTGCAGACTACGCCCCCTCATATCACATGGAAGGTTTATCTATGGATCAGGTAGTCATTTTTAAACAAATATTTGATAAAGTTCGAAACGATTTAAACTATCAATGGTTTTATTCTGAGCTAAAACGTCACAATGTCTCACATTACATTTACTATTTAGCCACAGAGAATGTTCATATTGTATTAAAAAATGATAATACAGTGTTATTAAAGGGCCTAAAAAACATTGTGTCTGTCAAATTTTCAAAGGATAGGCATCTTATAGAAACGACCTCTAATAAGCTGAAATCCAGAGAGATCACATTTCAGGAATACAGAAGAAACCTTGCTAAAGCAGGAGTTTTTCGGTGGGTTACAAATATCCACGAACAAAAAAGATATTACTATACCTTTGATAATTCATTACTATTTACTGAAAGCATCCAGAAAACTACACAGATCTTACCACTCTAAACCATAACGTCCGGCTTCTCTCACTCCTGAGCCGGACTGCATTGGTTTAATAAAAACCATCAACAATTGTGATTTAGATATTCGGAACCATTCAAATATAACAAAACCCCGTAAAAACGAGGTTTATGGATAAATTTTATTATTGAATACATCAGATTAAATTAATCTTGACATCATAGCTTTCAAGACCCGTCATTTTTTCCCGTGCGGTAAACTGAATACTGGTAACTTCTTTCCCGGTCTTTTTCTTAAGTTCAATAATTTTTTTTGTTATATATTCAGAAATATCTGCTTCTGCTTTTGTTTTTAAGTTTTCAATATTCATCATTTCCTCTTTTAGTCTGTTATGACTTTCCAGTTACACAGTAAGTCGATTATATGGTGCAAACGTGTAAAAGATAAGATGAAACATCGCAATAATCAACATACGATAGTCTAAATTTTACACAAACAGACAAAGAGAATTTTCCTGAATTATCAATGCAATAGCATCAAATCAACTCAAGAGCCTTATTGCTGCTTCCAGAATTTCTTCTGAAGTAACATGTCGATCCGCGGCTACATAAATGACTTTATGATCTCCGGTCAGAGATGGAAACCCTGCGGCCATTACAGTAAGGTGTGTTTTTTCGCCATTTGGATATTCACGCATGATGGTGTTAACTCCAGTCATCGCTGGCACTACCACTGCTGGTTCAGAGTTAAAAAAAACTATGATTTTTTTCATGATGTTACCGTAGTATGTGAGTACCCATCGAATAGACACCAAGCAAAAAAGCTCCCGAAGGAGCCTTCATTTTCACTTTTTTAAATCCAACGACAGACGGCTGGCATTTAAGTATTGTGAAATATTATCAAATGTAATCATCATTGATTTACAAAAGATACATTTTGCCCCGAAAGGATTCATGTCAGAAACATCAAAAGATGATGTTCTATACTGGGAACCATGACAACACGGGCATCTAAAGTGAATATGGTTTGTAATATTGTCTACCTCAAAGCGCCACTACATGAACAGCGGCAGGACCTTTAGGTCCGTTCTCAATACCAAATTCAACTTCCTGATTCTCAGTTAATGTTTTGAAATCGTTGCTCTGAATTGCTGAGAAATGGACAAACACATCTTTGCTGCCATCTTTCGGCGTGATGAAACCAAAACCTTTTTCAGGGTTAAACCATTTCACTAAACCAGTCATTTTGTTAGACATAATTATTACCTTTTGAAGAAATTAGCCCTTGGGCAGAATGGTCCGAAAAAAAATATCAGAGAGAAAAACCAACAAGGAAATCTCAAGAGGTACAAATAATAAAATTATAACAATGACTGCTTCAGATAAATTTGTAACAAACCAGAACACCATTAACGCATGATTAACCACCCATAGCAAGGATTACTTTTGTAAAGAAAAACACAGCAATGAAAGAATAGCTTTATTTATTAATAAAACGTGTCATTCTGATTAAGACCTTTTATCTTACCCTTAAGATTTCAGGAATTTTGGCTCATGGAAGAGTCCTTTTTATTTAAATTTTACATTCCGCGATGTAAATGTTCCGATTTAATATTACCCTACATTTGATGCTTTTTATCTCTTAAAGATTCATAGATCTGTTGACAAGTCACTCCTGCGATGTAGCGTTCGTCAGCAATTTCAGCATAAAGCTGAGCTTCTGCTGCAATATCTCCGAGCATGTTGGTGAGCATTCCTTCGGCGGTTTTGGTTGTTTTGCCTCTGACGGCAGCGGCAAGATCTGCGGTATGCTTCGCTGCGTCAAGGCGTATGGCATATTTTTTTGCTTCGGCACGCAACTGGTTAACACTATCAGACAGATAAGCAGCCCTGGCAGAAATTTCAGCAGATTTCTGTTGCGCATCTTTAACAGCCTCATCACGGGCTATAGTTCGCCCCTGTTCAATTATTCGAGCAGCAAATTGAGCATTTACCTCTTGTGATAATGCGGCAGCATCACGTTCCGCCCATTTTTTTTGCCATCCTCGGTCGCTCCAGACATTTCCGACGATAAATCCTGACAACACGAGAAAAATCACCATGAATATCTGATTCACTGTTCTATCCCCCAGCAGGTTAATGCGCTCTCCTGGTCACGACGAATAACCTGACCGTAACAGTTATTTGAACGAATGCGGCAATCGCGTCCGCCATCCTTAATCCACCAGCGAATCGCTTCGCATGCACCTTTACGATCACCAGCATTCAGCCGCTTATAAAACGTCGACGGGAAACACTTACCGGGGCCAACGTTATAGGGACAAAATGACGCGATACCCGCTTTTTGTGGTTCGGTCAGTGGTACTTTAATATTGCGCTCCACCCATGCCAGCGCCTTATCACGCTCAATGGCGTTGACCTGGTCGCATTTTTCCTTCGACAGTTTCATATTGGGAAAAACGGTTTTTCCATCCACCACTGTGGCACCCCGACAGATGGTCCATATGCCAGAACCATCGCGGTATGCCATTGTGTGGTTACCTTCTTTTTCGTCCAGAAACTGGTCAAGTATCTGAGGAGCAGATGCGCCAGCACCAATCAGCGCCAGAACGGCAGCCGACAGGCCGTATCTGATTTTTGTGTTCATAGATATTTATGATGAGGACGCTCGTGCTTATTGGCAGGATTTTCAATCTTAAAGGAGTACTGATGCTGCAGATAAGACTCAACTTTTTCTGACAATTTTTCTGCTACTTCCAGGAAGACTTGCCGGACGCTCCTTCTGGCTGCTGCCTCATAAAACTCCAGCGCAGCTCCTTCAACACGGTCCATGGCGACATCCAGGTCAAAAATTTCACCGTCAAAGCGTTCTTTGTCCTGTAAGGCTACAGTTACCGTAACTTTATTCTCAAAATTACGGACTCCTTTCACAACCAGTTCATAGTCTTGAGTCATTGGATTACTCTCCTCTCGCAGCCTTACGCCTGTCTTCTTTAATCTTGAAATAAAGATTTGTCAGATACGTCAGCAGGCCAAAAACCAGGCTACCCAGCACACCGATTGCAGCCCACTGTGACGGAGTTACTTTATCGAGTAACTGCAATGCCCAGAAACCAGCATTACCCGCCGATGTGCCATAGGCAACACCTGTTGTTAACTTATCCATTGATTTCATATCCTCACCCCGATGTACACGGATGGTGCAATATGTTTGAAAAGCTCGGAGTCTACGGGGTAGTTTTGACAGCACACGTTGTTCTCAACGGCGCTAAAAAAACATACACATTAAAAATGTGGGTAATTATTTTGAAAGAAAGTCATATATAAAATAATAATACGAGAAATGTTTTCATATTTAGTGTACTGTATACGGCCATTTATACAGGAAAAGCCTATGTCAGAACGTAAAAACTCAAAATCACGCCGTAATTATCTCGTTAAATGTTCCTGCCCAAACTGCACCCAAGAGTCAGAACACAGTTTTTCAAGAGTACAAAAAGGTGCCCTTTTGATCTGCCCTCATTGCAACAAAGTATTCCAGACAAATCTTAAAGCTGTAGCCTGATTGATTTTATTAGTAACAAGTATTTTTTATATTTTAATAATATATTTAAAGCAGATAATAAAAAACCCGCCTGAGCGGGTTTGAGATTGTGGTGCTTTTTGTGGGAGTCATCCACTTACGCACTTTGTTTTGCCATGCCAGCAGTTAGCTTCTGCTGTAAAACTATTCATGCAGCAAACCTGCACTTCACCACAATGGTTAGCATACTTTTCCTGATTAAGATTTTGCCAAATATGCTAGCCATTGTTTCATGTATTGGACCTCCTTACTTTTTATTAAAGAGATCCAATATTCACTACTCTGTCCGTATCTCTACTCAGGCATCAGCCTTCTTCGTTATCGTATACAGACGAGCGATGAATTTTAATCAGTAATGATGACATTTGCTGCTGCAGGACCTTTAGCACCACTCTCTATAGAGAAGGTAACCTTTTGACCTTCAAATAAGGTTCGATAATTATCATTCTGAATCGCAGAAAAATGCACAAACACATCTTTACTACCATCAACAGGAGAAATAAAGCCGAAACCTTTATCAGCGTTAAACCATTTTACTAAACCAGTCATTTTATTTGACATTCTACATTCCTTAACTTGAGCCTTTCGGCATAAATGGTTTGCATAACAGAAACGACTTCGTACTTAATTGGAGAGACTCAAAGAAGGAATAAGTGAATAACACCTGAAATGAGAACTGCTTTAGTAAACTACTTCGTATATCGTCTGTTCTTCAAACCGACGCAATCATTAACGCATAGTTGAACATATGAAGCAATGTTTATTTTAGACATCCAGCCATCTTCAACCCCATCAAAAAACTATAGCTTTCTTCAGGAACGTGTGTATAGTGCGCCAAGTTATCAGTATTAAGGAATTTTTTTGTCCCGTAAAATGACAGGAATTGTCAAAACCTTTGACGGCAAAAGCGGCAAGGGTCTTATCACCCCATCCGATGGTCGTATCGATGTCCAGCTTCATGTTTCAGCGCTCAATCTCCGCGATGCAGAAGAAATTACCACCGGATTACGCGTGGAATTTTGCCGGATAAATGGTCTGCGTGGCCCTTCAGCTGCCAATGTTTACCTTTCATGAGCTATATTAAAGCTTTAATTTCAGGCCCCATCGGATCACACATGGAGAGTTTTTATGAATAACCCCGTCTGTCTTGATGACTGGTTGATTGGCTTTAAAAGCTTATGCTGTACTTTGGCCGTAATAGCTCTGCTAATAATATAATAAGCAGACTCATTGTGTTTAGGGACATTGTACTGGAAGAAAACATTTTAAACATCAGGCAAATAACCAAGTCACCAGCTAAATAATAAGTTAACAGACATGAGTCCCGGGATGAGATTCAACATTACCATTGCCCCATTTAAAGCACAAAACCCGCTCATCAGCGGGTTTTCTACTTTTTCTTAACGTCGGGTATACAAAGCCCATCGTTGAAAAAATTTTATCCATATTTTTTGAAAAATGCAAACATCATGTCGCCATCTTCAGCAAAAATCATTTATCTCGTCACCTTCCTCAATTGCGCTTCCGCGTATGCTTCTTCCTGCCAGCACTTTGTTACCAGTTTACCAATGACGTCCGCATACCCCTTATACCACTGATAATCGGTCAGGTCTGGTACCAGCTTCTGGACATGACGTCGTGCCAGCGTGGTCGGTAAACGACTAAACCGGTTTCCATTACAACGCCCACAAATCTTATATACCGGTACGCCATGAAACCGGGTTCTTTTTTCATCCAGAACAATCCCTTTACCCTTACACCCTCTGCACGCTGTGCTGGCTTCGCCCTTACCATGGCAATGCTGACATAGTTCCTTCACCCATTCTTCCTTGATTACAGATTCCCCGCGTCTGTAGTGTTTCACCACTTCGCGCAATACATTATAAAATCCCGTACCTGAACAATGCTCACAGCGAGCCTTACTTGCCGCAGACCTGGAGTAATCAGCAAAGGCAAAACTCACGAGGTAAGGAATAATCTGTAACCGGATTTCTTCACTCAATTTGTTCAATGTCGGGTTATTCAGTGCCATCGCGTAATTTAGCAGGCCTTCAATCGCAAACTGAGGGTCCTGAACACCAACTTTTGCCAGAAATAAGGCCAACCCAAGTGGTGCTTTCGACTGCACCATCCCCTGCGCTGCCATTACATCCGTAATTGTTAAACAACCGGTGCCTGTCGCTGGAGCGTCATCGCTCAATTTTGGAGATTTTGGGGAGTAATATTTTGGTAAGGCTTCAAGGTTCATGCTCGTTCTCCACTTACGCCAGTACGCCAATTGCCAGCGCGCGATCGATAAAACGAAATATCAGCTCCAGTTGGGAGCCATACTTATCTTCAAATGCCACTGTATCCGTATGCAGCTCGTTGTGATGCTTTCTGCACAAAGGCAACACAAAGAGATCATGTGCTTTTGTTCCCATTCCGCCCTGCCCGTGACCAATCAGATGATGCGGATCGTCGGCTGGCATACCGCAGCAAGCACACGGCTGTGTCTTAACCCAACGTGTGTATTTCTCCTTAACCCAGCGGCGACGTTTAGGCAGCTTCATGAAAGATTCCGGAGACTCTGGATCAACGGTGATGCTTACCACCGTCTTTTCCTGTGGTGATTTTTGTTGCTGGTGGGCGTAAGGCAACGGTGCAAGATTTTTTGTGCGTTGTTTCAATATGCTGGTGGCGGTCTGCTCTCCCGGTACGATGTCGCTTTCGCGGTACACCGAGCAGATTTTTTCCGCTGGTAATCCCAGCGAACGACGCGATACAGCCTCAGGTAGTGCATCCACCACCTGATTGCAGACCGCCCACCAGGATAATTCAGCCAAAGATAATTCCCGCTCCTGCGTACCGCTTATTGCGTGACGGATGACGTCAATCACCCATGCTGTCAGATTTTGTTGAGCAAGCAGCTCCAGTGATTCCGATGTCTGGTCACGCAGTTGGTTGTCGCAGTGCCAGCACAACACCATTGCGCCGGTACCATAACGGTGAATGACTGTTTCAGTGTGATGGTAATCGCCATTAGGCCACTGGCAGGATGTAACATGACGTAATAGCCAGTCGGACAATGCGCCAACGCCGCCAGCAGCACGAATCACCCGTTCGTTACTAAAAAACGGCAGCAATGTTTTGTCTTCCGCCAGCGGCTGGCGAACGGCAGGAACGACTCCGGATGGCAGATTACGCATGCTTTTTGGTTCCGGTTCCACCAGCACTCGAGGATTATGAAATATCTGTATGGATTCACGGCCCGGCTTAAGGACCACCAGCCCAAGCTCAGGCACCAGAACAGGTCTAAGTAATACCCGCACGTTACCTCCAGATCCGTTGCTGGAAAGTGCGGGACGCACGTGGTGGGCGTTCGGAATAAGGCAGCCTGACAGAGATTATCCAGTGCCGATAGTCGAGACTGAGAGCTTTCTTAACCTCGAACCCGCGCCTGCGGTAAGAATGAATCAGCCATTCGGCCTGTTCTGCAGTGCATGGAGGGTGCCGGAACCATTCAGACTTGAATGCGTGAGAATACCGCCCGTGCGTGCAGGCAAGAACGGGCGAATTATCAGAATTGTAATATTTTGCGTTGCGTGCCATCGGTTTTCTCCGGTGGCACGGTGTTACTCAGCGGGAGTTCAGCCCCGCGCAAGATTGTAGATGAGTTTATTCTCCTGAAAAAGCAGAAAAGCCAGCTTTTATTCCGATCTCTTTCAATGCCTGTAATGAAGTGACAAACTCACCTTCGCGCAAGATAAATCCGTCCGTGACCCGAGCATCCACAAAATTAATTAACGCAGCCCCATTCTTTCGCAAACACATAATGCGGTAATGACTAACAAGATTTCCATTTTCAACGCACACAGCATAGAGGCCATCTTCACAAAAAATTTTACGCAGTTCTTCGATGTTCATCATCAGAATCCTTCCGGATAATTAGCTCTCCCCTTTAAGGGACCATCCCTCTTATCCCTGCGCGCTACTTAAGTATTTTTGATTCTATTCCGGCACCGTCCAGAACTTCAAACGCGTTGAAAATAAAAACAAAAACCCGCCGAAGCGGGTTAAGTGCGGGTGCGTTGAGGATGCCTGCCACATCAGAGGTGGCGAGGGATTTCTCCCCCGCCGGGTCTCTTACTCCTCAGGTTCGTAAGCTGTGAAGACAGCGACCTCCGTCTGGCCGGTTCGGATTCGTACCTCGCAGAGGTCTTTCCTCGTTACCAGTGCCGTCACTATGACGGTTAAACAGATGACGATCAGGGCGATTAACATCGCCTTTTGCTGCTTCATAGCCTGCTTCTCCTGTCAACGCAAAGCAGAAGTGTCACCTTCGGTGCGAAACAGAGATGTCATGCTTTGGTTCAGAGAATGCGTTTGACCGCCTCGCTATATACTTCCGAGCGTTCTCTTTTCCCAACAGAAATCACGAAAACGACAACTTTCTCGTCTATAACCTGGTATACAAGGCGATAGCCTGAAGACCGGAGCTTAATCTTGTAACAATCAGGCATACCACGGAGCTTGTTTGCTTCAATCCGGGGTGACTCAAGTACTTCAACCAGCTTCTTTTTCAACTGTTCACGTACCGTCGAGCCCAGCTTTCGCCATTCCTTTAGTGCCCGCTCGTCAAAATCCAGAAAATACGCCATCAGAGTTCATCCAGCGTCACACGTACTGGCTTAGGATTACGAAGCCGTTCTTTCACTATCTCCACAAGTTCAGCATCTTCATCACTCAGGAGTGTCTGTTTGAACGGCAAGCGTTCATTGTCAGCGATATACTCGAGCATGAGACGAAGCGCTTCAGAAGGAGTTACACCCATTTTTTCAAGCGCGGCGTAAGAACGCGCTTTAAGTTCATCGTCAATACGCAGGTTAATGCTACCCATGTCTTACACCTCTTGTAATTACAAATGTCATTACAAGTATCGCACTACAACATGCTTAGGGCAAGTCACGAAGGAAGTCAGAAAGTAGTCGTAAGAACGGTGATCACTGTCCGCTTTGTGCCAGGAGCAGCCATTGCTAAGTCCATCCTGTATTGTGCAGGTCAGCTCGTTTTTAAAGAGTCCGGCCATCATCTTACTGGTACAGACACCATATACTTTGTGACGGTCAGGCTACATATGCACAACTCAACTTATTCATCTATTTTTTGCTTTAGCATGTCAGTGTTGCTTTCTCGTCGGCGGGTGAGCGGTGACCTGACCTGTCGATAAAGGAACGTAACACGTTTTATGCAACACCCGCATGCGGCAGAAAATTATTGCCGAACGTTTACCCCTGTCAACAAGCTTTACTTTCTGAGGCGCGCCAGCCCGCGAGGAAAACAATCTGAACATCAAACAATTAATGACACAAGAAATACGATTAAAGATTTTTTTGTGCATGCCGATAGTGCTTTTTTAAAAGGAGAAATCTATGTCTGTCACAATTCAGGGAAATACCTCAACCGTTATTTCAAACAACTCCGCCCCGGAAGGAACATCAGAAATAGCCAAAATCACAAGACAAATTCAGGTGCTGACTGAAAAGCTTGGGAAAATCTCATCGGAAGAGGGGATGACGACACAGCAGAAAAAAGAAATGGCTGCATTGGTACAGAAGCAAATTGAAAGCCTCTGGGCTCAACTGGAGCAGTTGTTAAGGCAGCAGGCAGAGAAAAAGAATGAAGACGCGACAGTTCAGCCTGATAAAAAAGAAGAGAAAAAAGACGATACAAATACCGCTGGCACCATTGATATTTACGTCTAAGTGACAGCCGTATTGTGGCCCTCATCGGGCCACTTTTCGCCATCAGCCTTTTCTTTAAAGACATATTATCTTTGTATCATTTCTGATAGTTAACATTACAAGATATAAGTAATGGACGCACTCCCAATTAGTCTATTTAAATCGCCACGAGTTTAACTGACAACCCATGATCAATTATGAATTGCAACTATTTCTGTAGTCACTTTTGTGGGGACAGTCCACAAAACTGCCAACTTCCGCTTCTTGCTCTTAGCGGACATTAGCATAGGCTATTTACCATAACGCCTCATTACGCGCACCGCCCAGACTGACTCAGCGCGTTTCTGGCATATCCCCGGTAAAACAAGTAACAAACCACCCGAAAATGAACACCAGAAACGCGACTTAAGAATCTACCCTATGAATGGATATGCACTCAACCGAATCGATCTTGGTTTCAATCTTTTTTATCGGGATCAGGCTTCTTTTTAGGTAACTTCGGGGGCTTAACTTGCTGATGACTTTGCGTTCGGCGCGTAAGCCAGGGATGGTCAGCTTTAGGTTTAACATAGTATTTTGAGCGTAAATCAATACGGGCATTATCCACTCGTTCATGGACACTCTTTTCATCATCCAGTGGTATAGGCTCCGGGCCATCAACATACTTTTCCCAGCCCAGCGCTTTCCCGTCATACAGAACGTTAATTTCACCGTCAAAGTTCTCGCATACAGTAACAACCGAATGCCTAAGTCGATATCCCCGGCCCTCACTGCGTACCTGAAACGCACTGCTTTTGTACTGGAAAGTGAGATTTTTAGACAGAACGCGCTTCGCCTGTAGGCTGAAGATATAACCCAGTTCCTCTTCAGAATGGTGCACATCAAGATGAGCATTATCAGTAGTACGAGGCGACGTAGCGAACCGGTTGTTATAGGCTTCAATAAAGGTCGGCAACCATGCATTTGCTGTTTCAATATCACTGATATTCTGAAGCCGCATTTCTTTGACCAGCCTGTCCTGTAGTGTCTGATTGGCGCGCTCTACCCGCCCTTTTGCCTGCGGGCTGTTGGCATGGATTGGCTCGATGCCCAGTGTCTTTATCGCACGAGTGAACTGGGTCAGCTCACCTTCCCGCTCTGGGTTATTTACCCTGAATATACTGTGTCTATCAGAGTAGAGAGCGAGCGGTACGCCATGATCATTAAGGTAACCCCGGAGGGTTTCCATGTAAGCCCGGGTTGTTTCAGCAGGCACAAAACGCAACGCCATCAACGCACTGGTGGCATCATCAATGAAAACGATCAGTGTACATCTGGGGCCTCGATTTTCAAACCAGTCATGAGGTGAGCCATCAATCTGGATCAGTTCACCGTAAGATGGTCGTCGCATGCGGCGTTGATATATACGGGCAATTTTACGACGGCGTTCACGCCATAACCCCTCTTCTATCATCCACTTTCTGAGAGTTTCAACGGATAAAGATAAACCGTGTATCTCGCGCAATTTTTCGCACGCAAACGTAGGTCCAAAATCAGCGTAACGGCCTTTGAGGAGTGAAATTACTGTTGCTCTGAATTCAGTAGAAAAGGAATTATTAGGACGCTTTCCACGTCGGTGGGAAACCAGAGCAGAAGGCCCTTCATTTCTATACCGTTGCACCAGACGTTTAACCTGCCGAATAGAAATGCCAATGCGTGCCGCAGCTTGTTCCTGAATAATCTGAAGTCGGTGGAGTTCCTTATGACTCATCGTAACAGTCTCTTTGATCATGAAAAATCCCCCAGAGAATTGTCTGGGGACATTTTAGAATGGTTCAAAGGGGACATTACAGCTTGGTGTTAACAATAGCCTGCTTCTCCGTGCCTTTCGGCACGTAAGAGGCTAACCTACATGTGTCTAGCATGAAATTGGCCTCAGATTAATGTTAAGCGTCTTGCAGGACGCGTAATGTTAACTGGGGCTTTTCTCTATCTGCCGTTGGTGTCCATGCCCGAGGCAGATAGCCTCAAGCACCCGCAGTCATTCTACTTAACTAAGATTTCCCCGCAAACCGTTTTTGTCCAGCACAGTAAATATCCAACTAAACCAATGGAGTTCGCTGTATTTACCGCCAGTATTCAATGCACATGACCGCCATGAACACCCCTAAAAAAAGGGCATTTATATATCCAAATATTAATATCAAAACATCAACTTTTTCCATATACCTTGCTGTGAAGATGATGGGCATACATGATGCGAACAACCAGAACGCAACAAACAAAAACTGCAATGCGTTTTTCATTATTCCTCCTACAATCAATGTGCAATTACATTTAAACACACCTCAATTTGGCCGGACATATAAATATCTAAACCAGAAAAAATCACTTACATAGCGTTACAAACTCTTTAGTCTAAAGGTTCATCGTAAAACATTCCCCATACTTATCAGTCCGTTCCGCGCCAGGTAGCTCATTGCCTTATCTGGCAACCTGTAATCAGGTTTCCGCTTTTTCAGTTGGCTGGTCGTTTAACCGACATAGTTAATCCATTAATCTAGTTGCCGGATGTTGGTGGATTTTCGCGTTTTAGTTGTTCATAAAAGTGCACAGCTTTAACCAGTTCTTCTGATGTAACTGGGACTGGTGAGGCAGTGAATAAGGCCTGAATTTGATAGTTCGGCCTGTCGTTACAATCCTCTTTTTTCGGTACATATTTCCAGTCACCAGACCACTACTTCCCCTGAAAGTCCGTAACGCCTTTTTTTACGTAGCGATATCGCCATGCCACTGGTTTTGCTTGCCCCGCCGTTTCATGCCCTTCCTGATAATTAATCTCGCTCATTCATCGCCCCACTCATCACAATATGCTTCGACCGGAGTTTTTCCCGCTTCATAGTCATCACGCTAGGATTCGACATCAGCAGCACTTCCACCGCGTAACTCACCATAGTCCATTAATAGTTCATCCCGCTCTTCAAAACTGATGTTATATTTAGCTGAACAAAAATCAGCCACTTTGTTCTTCCTCATCGTCTTTTATTTCGTGGTATGAGTAATTGCAGTAGTTAAAGAAAATTTCTTATGCTCCGTCATGAATTTCCTCAGGTGTTGCGTCATCGTCCACTTCGAATACATCCTCAAAATCTCCACCAGCTATTCCCGTTTCAATAATAATTTTGAACTTTCGCATTTCACTACCGCCCTTTCGGGCGGCCTCCTGATGTTCTGAGGGTGCAGAAATCCATCCGGTTAAGGATTAAATTTTATTTACAGAACTGAATTTAATTATTCAGATATACGTATCTGTAGCCTTACGAATCTACTCACTGGATGCCTCTTTCATAAAAATAATCCAGTGGGTTTTATCGTTTTTTCCCTGTTCGTTGACAGATAACAGGTTTTCTGTCTGTCAGTGCCAGAATCTGGCTTACCGGTATTTGCGTTTCATTCCATTAAAAAATCAGAACGCCGTGCGGCCTCAACACCCGAAAGGCTTCTTTAAATCTCTGTCGCGAATCATCACGCCAGGCATCTTTATTCAGCCGTCCATATTTCTTTCCCATCCAGGCGTTATCACCAACACTCTCAAGATGCGGAGGGTCTAATACAACCATCGAAAAAGATGCGTCTGCAAATGATAATGCACGAAAATCTGCGATAATGTCAGGGCTGATAATCAAGCGTCTCCCATTGCGTAATGTGTATCCTTCTTTTCTGATATCGCTGAATATCGCCCGTTCGTCAGACTTATCGAACCAGAACATGCGGCTGCCACAGCACATATCAAGAATGGTTGCCGGTGCACTCACTGCGCCACGTCCTGAAAATTACCCTGATAGAAAGCCAGTATGCGCTGCATAACTTCGCTCTTCCGGCACTCGCGACAGATTATGTTTAGGCGACTGTCGTAGCGACGTATTTCTCCGTCAGGTGATGACCAGATAAGGTCCGGATCAACCACAGCAGGTTTCTTCACCTTTGCCCTCGAGAGTTTTTTGCGGGCGTTTTGCCAGTCCTTACGCGCCTGTTCAGAGGGGAATAACCCGTAGCCGGAGTTGTATACATCGCCACTGGCTACCAGCTCTCTGGCAAGAACGCTCATCAGATATCTAGTCGCACCTGTTTTAGCTTCCAGTTGCCGTAACGTCTCACGGCCGCTCTGGCGCACGAGTTCCACCACCTGCCATTTAATTTTTTCCCGCTCTTCTTGTGTAAAAACTTTTGCCACAAGTCCCCCTTAAAATTACCTCATGACCTGAAATCAACACTTATCCTCTGAAACCAGGCGGAATTTCTGTATCCGGTTCAGAAATATGATTAACACAACGCTGTACAGGTGAACGTCCCAGGCGGATGACCAGTTCGTCCCATTTTTCGCGGAGCTTTGACGGGCTCATGATGTTTTTTACCCAGAATGGATCTCGCTGAACCCGACCAAACATTTCGCAAATTTGTCTGTGGCTTCTGCCATCCAGCATCCGCATTGTGCGCACGTCATTGGCCCAGGCAGTCCAGTTAGGCTCTTTTGGTCGCATGATCTCGCCATCATCACTGGCTGCCTGTTCGTAGAGACCCACGATCCGCCCCCAGATCCACTGCGCACACGCCAAATCCTCCCTGCTACCCCACTGGCGTTTTTTCGCACTAAACACAACCGCGTCGGAGTTCCGGGTTAAAAAATCCTGTTCAGTCGTCTGCGGGTCCGGTTGCGAAGCTTCCGGACGAAAAGTGTTTTTATTCTCTGTAGTAATCTCTGTTGTATTCTCTGTAAGATCATCAGGCCATTTTGACCCGATGACATTGGGTCGTTTTGAACCAATGGAGCGTTTCATTTTGACCTCTTCCATCGTGTCATTTTGACCTGATGGAGCGGCGCATTTTGAACCGATGGATTCGCTCAATTTGCCACCATCTAAAAGCTCGCTCCCATAGTTGATCGTGTAGAAATTGGTCATATCGCGCTTTGATTTATTGAGCTTTTCACAACGCAAAAGCCCCAGCGTTTTCAGACTTGCAAACGCGCGCTTTAACGTTGACTCTGACCAGAATGGGAACTGTTCCAGCCATTGTTCCGTTGTGTTATAAATCCAGCGAACACCATCACATTCCATGCCGGAGTTGGTATCTCTCAACCAGTAGTGCAGTTGTTGCAAAACAATGGCTTCGTTTAAGCCAATTTTCATTGCCAGCTGCGTGTTTATAACCAGTGGGCGTTCAGCAAAAAGAAGGCTCATAATTCCATCCAGCTTTTTGTTGGTATTGCTGTCGATACGCAAGTTTGAAAGCAATTGCTTTTTCTATAAGTTCGTCAGTTTCACGATCCACTACGGCAGGATCAGCAAAAAGCAGTCCGGACTCCACCACATCGCCATATTCTTTGTTTAACCCGGCGATCATGCACGTGATGCTTTTTCCGTCAGTAATTTCACGATACAACCTGAAATCATTAATCCGGATAGCCTCCATAATTGCAGGCACTAGCGCCGTGAACTTTTCACGCTTATCCCTAGTGTCGATAGCCTTCCAGCGTTCAAATATCTTCACTCGATTAACGCCAAGCGCTCGCTGATCAATCGCGCCACCTTCATATGTGACACGCTGAACATCGATGTTCGGGCGCTCTTTCAAAGCCCAGAATGCTTCAGTGATTAATATCGTCGCCTGCTCCTGTGTCATTCCTGGTCGACATATCCAGGCATCCAGAGCCTCACGAGCCTGTTCAGGAGTGATTTTCATTGTTCAACCGCCCCGCCCGCTTCGTCTTACGATATTCATCATAAACTTTGGGATCATACTGAAGCTCCCCGCCAGATGCCTCCTGTAGACGCATCGCGCGACCTTCGGGAACTAAATCCCCTTTCCAGCTATAAAGCGAAGCCAAACGAATACCTGCTGCTTGTGCAAGTTTTGTTTTTGAACCGAAATACAAAAGAGCGTCAGTTTTAAGCATTTAAAACACCTTTATTGTTAGTCATAACTAACAAGATAGATGTTAACAAAAACATAGTCAATACGATTTAGCATTAGCTAACTATGGAAACAAAAAATTTAACTATCGGCGAACGCATCAGGTATCGTCGGAAAAACCTCAAACACACCCAAAGGTCTCTTGCTAAAGCCCTGAAAATCTCCCATGTGTCTGTATCACAATGGGAACGGGGTGATAGTGAACCTACAGGGAAGAACCTTTTTGCCCTCAGCAAAGTATTGCAATGCTCACCAACATGGATTCTATTTGGCGATGAAGACAAGCAACCAACACCACCTGTTGAGAAGCCAGTTGCCTTATCCCCCAAAGAACTAGAGCTCCTTGAGCTGTTTAATGCACTGCCAGAATCAGAACAGGATACCCAGCTCGCCGAAATGCGAGCTCGAGTAAAAAACTTCAATAAACTCTTTGAAGAATTACTAAAAGCCCGTCAGCGGACAAATAAAAGATAACATCATCAATGAGTTATCTTTTACCACATCAATTATGTTAGCTATAGCATACAAAATCACTTGACCGATATGTTAGTCATGGCTAATCTTGTTTGCATCAACACACCGCACGGTGTTCTCAGCAAACAGTTCCGCTACCCCAGCGTTAAGGGGAAATGAGGTCAGCATGGATACTATCGATCTTGGCAACAACGAATCTCTGGTGTACGGCGTGTTTCCAAACCAGGACGGCACGTTCACCGCAATGACGTATACCAAAAGCAAAACGTTTAAAACCGAAAATGGTGCCCGTCGCTGGCTGGAAAGAAACTCAGGTGAGTGATATGGATTTCGACACAATCATGGAAAAGGCTTACGAAGAATACTTCGAAGGCCTTGCCGAAGGCGAAGAAGCTCTCAGCTTCAGTGAGTTTAAACAGGCGCTTTCCAGTTCGGCAAAATCTAACGGCTGATAAGCGAAACAGCACCGCGAGGAATCAGTATGCAGAAACGAGAACCCGTCATCATCGCGCCAGACTATACCGATGATGAACTTTATGAGTGGATGCGCCAGAAAATTAATGCAGCGCAGGATCTGAAATGGGCTAATGAAGCCAGGGCTAAGCAGGCTGAAAATCTGTCCGCTCTGGAGCAGGATATCACCAATCTGGAAAAAGCAGCGGCATTAAGCATTGCCAGAATGATTACATACCCGCGTTAGTAGCTAATCAACAAAGCTAAGGTTAGTAATTAAGGAGTTCTCCACGGGTGAGGTGGAGTGCGTGCGCCGGACACGGGTGCGCATCCGGAACTGACAGTTTACTGAAAGGATATTTCCCTGAAAAGTCAGACCATAACGCGAAAGCGCACGGCGAGGTAGCTGGTTCATAGATAGCCTGTCGTTAAATTTTCGTCGACCGTGCGCTTCCGGTTGTGGCAACCCGCGAAATGGCGCGGCGGTAAGTATGGCGGGGTTATTCCTTCCCCGTTGAGGACACCGGGTTGTCAGGTTGACCATACGCTTAAGTGACAACCCCGCTGCAACGCCCTCTGTTATCAATTTTCTGGTGACGTTTGGCGGTATCAGTTTTACTCCGTGACTGCTCTGCCGCCCTTTTTAAAGTGAATTTTGTGATGTGGTGAATGCGGCTGAGCGCACGCGGAACAGTTAAAACCAAAAACAGTGTTATGGGTGGATTCTCTGTATCCGGCGTTAATTGTTAACTGGTTAACGTCACCTGGAGGCACCAGGCACTGCATCACAAAATTCATTGTTGAGGACGCGATAATGAAAACGTTATTACCAAACGTTAATACGTCTGAAGGTTGTTTTGAAATTGGTGTCACTATCAGTAACCCAGTATTTACTGAAGATGCCATTAACAAGAGAAAACAAGAACGGGAGCTATTAAATAAAATATGCATTGTTTCAATGCTGGCTCGTTTACGTCTGATGCCAAAAGGATGTGCACAATGAATTCAGCATTTGTGCTTGTTCTGACAGTTTTTCTTGTTTCCGGAGAGCCAGTTGATATTGCAGTCAGTGTTCACAGGACAATGCAGGAGTGTATGACTGCAGCAACCGAACAGAAAATTCCCGGTAACTGTTACCCGGTCGATAAAGTTATTCACCAGGATAATATCGAAATCCCGGCAGGTCTTTAAAACAGTTCCGTAATAAATATCCGGTTTCATTCTTATATGCCAACAATGGCAGGGATTTGTTCATCCTTAAATCTGTCATGAGGTTAAAACAAATGAGTAAAGTCTTTATTTGCGCCGCTATTCCTGACGAACTGGCAACAAGGGAAGAAGGCGCTGTGGCTGTAGCCACAGCCATTGAAGCTGGCGACGAACGCCGTGCTCGAGCAAAATTTCACTGGCAATTCCTGGAACATTATCCGGCTGCTCAGGACTGCGCTTATAAATTTATTGTCTGCGAGGATAAACCTGGCATACCCCGCCCTGCCCTCGATTCATGGGATGCTGAATATATGCAGGAAAACCGCTGGGATGAGGAGTCTGCTTCTTTTGTCCCGGTTGAGACTGAATCCGATCCGATGAACGTCACTTTTGACAAGCTGGCCCCTGAAGTACAGAACGCTGTCATGGTTAAGTTCGACACATGTGAAAACATCACCGTTGATATGGTTATTAGCGCACAGGAATTGTTGCAGGAAGACATGGCAACATTCGACGGACATATCGTTGAAGCGTTGATGAAAATGCCAGAAGTTAACGCCATGTATCCGGAGCTTAAGTTGCACGCCATTGGGTGGGTTAAGCATAAATGTATTCCTGGTGCTAAATGGCCCGAAATTCAGGCAGAGATGCGCATCTGGAAAAAACGTCGCGAAGGTGAACGCAAGGAAACCGGAAAATACACGTCTGTTGTTGATCTCGCCCGCGCCAGAGCCAATCAACAGTACACTGAAAATTCAACAGGAAAAATCAGCCCGGTCATTGCTGCCATTCATCGCGAATACAAGCAGACATGGAAAACACTGGATGACGAACTGGCCTACGCTCTCTGGCCTGGTGATGTGGATGCCGGAAACATTGACGGCAGCATCCATCGCTGGGCAAAAAAAGAAGTTATCGACAACGACCGCGAAGACTGGAAGCGTATCTCGGCATCAATGCGCAAACAGCCTGATGCCCTTCGCTACGACCGCCAAACTATTTTTGGCCTTGTCCGTGAGCGTCCGATCGACATTCACAAAGATCCCGTAGCACTGAACAAATATATCTGCGAATACCTGACGACAAAGGGCGTGTTTGAGAATGAAGAAACAGACCTGGGCACTGTTGATGTTCTCCAGTCATCAGAAACACAAACTGATGCAGTGGAAACTGAGTATTTCCAGACATCTGTTATCACTTAACCCATTACAAGCCCGCTGCCGCAGATATTCCCGTGGCGAGCGATAACCCAGCGCACTATGCGGATGCCATTCGTTATAATGCTCGAACGCCTCTGCAAGGTTCTTTGCTGCCGTTAACCCGTCTGGTTTGGGCATGATACTGATGTAGTCACGCTTTATCGTTTTCACGAAGCTCTCTGCTATTCCGTTACTCTCCGGACTCCGCACCGCCGTGTTCTTCGGTTCAAGTCCCAACATCCGGGCGAACTGGCGTGTTTCATTAGCCCGGTAGCATGAACCATTATCCGTCAGCCACTCCACTGGAGACGACGGAAGATCGTTGCCGAAGCGGCGTTCCACCGCTCCCAGCATGACGTCCTGTACTGTTTCACTGTTGAAGCCGCCGGTAGTGACCGCCCAGTGCAGTGCCTCACGATCACTGCAGTCCAGCGCGAACGTGACACGCAGTCTCTCTCCGTTATCACAGCAGAACTCGAACCCGTCAGAGCACCATCGCTGATTGCTTTCTTTCACGGCCACTCTGCCTGTATGTGCCCGTTTCGATGGCGGTACAGCAGGTTTTCGCTCAAGCAACAGCGCATTCTGGCGCATGATCCGGTAAACACGTTTGGCATTGATCGCAGGCATACCATCAAGTTCTGCCTGTCTGCGAAGCAGCGCCCATACCCGACGATAACCATACGTGGGCAGCTCTCCGATAACATGGTGTATACGGAGAAGCACATCCGTATCATCAGTGTGACGACTGCGGCGGCCATCCATCCAGTCATCGGTTCGTCTGAGAATGACGTGCAACTGCGCACGCGACACCCGGAGACAACGGCTGACTAAGCTTACTCCCCATCCCCGGGCAATAAGGGCGCGTGCGCTATCCACTTTTTTGCCCGTCCATATTCAACGGCTTCTTTGAGGAGTTCATTTTCCATCGTTTTCTTGCCGAGCAGGCGCTGGAGTTCTTTAATCTGCTTCATGGCGGCAGCAAGTTCAGAGGCAGGAACAACCTGTTCTCCGGCGGCGACAGCAGTAAGACTTCCTTCCTGGTATTGCTTACGCCAGAGAAATAACTGGCTGGCTGCTACACCATGTTGCCGGGCAACGAGGGAGACCGTCATCCCCGGTTCAAAGCTCTGCTGAACAATTGCGATCTTTTCCTGTGTGGTACGCCGTCTGCGTTTCTCCGGTCCTAAGACATCAATCATCTGCTCTCCAATGACTAGTCTAAAAACTAGTATTAAGACTATCACTTAAATAAGTGATACTGGTTGTCTGGAGATTCAGGGGGCCAGTCTACATTTCGTAATTCAAACGCCAGTTACAGTATGTCAAACGATTTGAAAGGCGGCATGACCAACCTATCAGGGGTTTATGGCACTCTGCTGCCGGATAATAACCTGAATTATAGCGTTCAGGTCGGTAACACCCAAGGGGGTAATACATCGTCTGGCACCAATGGTTACAGTTCTCTTAATTATCGTGGAGCTTACGGTAATACGAATGTCGGTTACAGTCGGAGTGGTGACAGCAGCCAGATTTATTACGGAATGAGTGGTGGGATTATTGCTCATGCTGATGGCATCACCTTTGGACAGCCGCTGGGCGACACAATGGTTCTGGTTAAGGCTCCTGGCGCTGATAATGTCAAAATAGAGAACCAGACCGGAATTCATACCGACTGGCGTGGCTATGCCATATTACCATTTGCGACAGAATATAGAGAAAATCGTGTCGCTCTTAACGCGAATTCCCTTGCAGATAATGTTGAACTGGATGAAACCGTAGTCACTGTCATCCCAACTCACGGTGCTATTGCCAGAGCAACATTTAATGCACAAATCGGCGGGAAAGTATTAATGACGTTGAAGTACGGTAATAAAAGCGTTCCATTCGGTGCAATTGTCACTCACGGAGAGAATAAAAATGGCAGCATTGTCGCGGAAAATGGTCAGGTTTATCTGACTGGACTTCCGCAGTCAGGGAAATTACAGGTTTCATGGGGCAATGATAAAAACTCAAACTGTATTGTCGATTACAAGCTTCCTGCAGTCTCTCCTGGAACCTTGCTGAACCAGCAGACAGCAATCTGTCGCTAAGGAACAATAGATTATGAAATACAATAACGTTATTTTCCTCGGTTTATGTCTGGGGTTAACCACCTATTCTGCTTTATCCGCAGATAGCGTTATTAAAATTAGCGGGCGCGTTCTCGATTATGGCTGCACAGTCTCATCGGATTCGCTTAATTTTACCGTAGATCTCCAAAAAAACAGTGCCAGACAATTTCCAACGACCGGTAGCACAAGTCCAGCCGTCCCTTTTCAGATTACATTAAGTGAATGCAGCAAAGGGACAACGGGAGTTCGGGTTGCATTTAACGGTATTGAGGATGCAGAAAATAATACTCTGTTGAAACTGGATGAAGGAAGCAATACGGCCTCCGGTTTGGGTATAGAAATACTGGACGGAAATATGCGTCCGGTGAAATTGAATGACCTTCATGCCGAGATGCAGTGGATCCCATTGGTACCAGAACAGAACAATATTTTGCCTTACTCCGCTCGTTTGAAGTCAACTCAGAAGTCCGTCAATCCTGGACTGGTGAGCGCTTCGGCAACCTTTACCCTTGAATTTCAATAATCAGAGTCAGATATGAAAAGACTTCACAAGAGGTTCCTGTTAGCTACGTTTTGCACATTATTCACAGCAACTCTCCAGGCCGCCGATGTCACTATCACTGTTAATGGTCGGGTAGGCGCTAAACCATGCACTATTCAAACCAAAGAAGCTAACGTTAATCTCGGGGATCTTTATACACGCAATCTGCAACAACCTGGTTCTGCATCTGGCTGGCACAATATTACTTTGTCATTAACCGATTGTCCGGTTGAAACAAGTGCAGTGACGGCAATCGTGACAGGTTCAACTGACAATACGGGGTATTACAAAAATGAAGGTACAGCCGAAAATATTCAGATAGAGCTAAGGGATGACCAGGATGCGACGTTAAAAAATGGCGATAGCAAAACGGTTATTGTTGATGAGATCACTCGTAATGCACAGTTTCCACTTAAGGCAAGAGCTATCACGGTGAATGGAAACGCAAGCCAGGGAACGATCGAGGCGCTAATCAATGTGATCTACACCTGGCAATAACGTCGATTCGATTTTCTTAGCCTCCTTTTTAAATCAATTTTTTAACCTTAGGATATATCATGGGTAAAACAATAAGTATGAAGCTTCTGTTCGGTATTTATCTTCTATTAATGGCAGGCAAAGTTTTTGCCTTCAGTTGTAATGTCGATGGCGGGTCAAGTATTGGAGCAGGTACAACCTCTGTTTATGTTAATCTCGACCCTGTAATACAACCGGGCCAGAATCTGGTTGTAGACTTGTCTCAGCATATAAGTTGCTGGAATGATTACGGCGGCTGGTACGACACTGATCATATAAACCTGGTACAAGGATCAGCTTTCGCAGGCTCCCTACAGTCATATAAAGGATCACTGTACTGGAATAATGTGACCTACCCCTTCCCGTTGACGACAAATACTAATGTATTAGATATTGGTGATAAGACACCGATGCCATTACCGTTAAAACTCTATATTACCCCGGTCGGAGCGGCCGGTGGAGTTGTCATAAAAGCAGGGGAAGTTATTGCCCGTATTCATATGTATAAAATTGCCACGTTAGGAAGCGGAAATCCGCGTAATTTTACGTGGAATATTATTTCAAATAACAGTGTTGTTATGCCAACAGGCGGTTGCACCGTTGATAGTCGTAATGTCACCGTGAATCTCCCGGACTTTCCTGGAAGCGCAGAAATACCCCTTGGCGTATATTGCTCAAGTGAACAAAAACTCTCATTTTATCTTTCGGGTGCTACCACTGACAGTGCCAGACATGTGTTTGCTAACACAGCACCAGATGCAACAAAAGCATCGGGCGTGGGTGTCTCTCTGATGCGTAATGGAAAAATACTGGCTACGGGAGAAAACGTCTCCCTGGGGACTAATGCCAGTCAGTTAAGCAACTGACTGGCTCTTTTTCGGGGCTGTGGGGTATTTCCAGGGCCTCTCCTTTACCACTCTCGGGAAGGCCCTTTCCCTTCTTGTCGGTAATTTCACAAGTTGTCCCATACTTGCAAGATCGCGCATCAGCTCCGGTATACGTCCCGGTGAAGCGCCCTGCAATGTCATCAGCATTCTCATCACCATTCCGCATGATTCT